AATTGTGGAACGTCGTTCGGTCCCTTGTGTAGTTGCCCTATAGTCATAGCAAGCATGGCGGCAACAAATCCCATAGCGGTTTTCGTTAAAATATCCATTAGTTATGCCCTTTCGCATTGGTACGGAACGCCCCACGAACCGGTAGCGGGGCTTCGAAACGCCATTTGGGCGTGTAATGTTTTGCCGGTTTCCGGGTCCCGGAATAGTTGAAACATGACCTGTTGGCCGTTTTCCAACGTGGTTAGGTACACCTCGTAAATAAACGTTTGCGGTTCATTTCCCATAATTGGCCTTTCTGTCGGTAATTCGACCTTAGGCAATCGGTGGCATTTAGTGGTGGATTTAGCCGAAAACCTTTTTAAATACGGCTTTTACGGCTTCGGGATTGTCGGCTATGCGCGGATCCAATTCAACGTGGTACCAGTCGCCACGGGGCGCACCGGTGAGAGTGGGCCGCGTGTACTTTTCCCATGCTTGGCGGTCGCAACGCCAACCCGCGCCGTACGGGACGGGGAAATAATCCAATACGGCTTGGATACCGAAATCGTTAGCGTGTTCCAAAATGCGGTTAATAACGGCGCGAGCGTTTTTACGATTGCTTTTCGGGTGCTGCGCGCTTGCTCGATACGACAAATCGACGGCCCGGCCGGTGGCGTGAACGCTTAACGTACCGGGTTTTCCTCGAACGTCACGTTGGCCGAAACTGCCATTGTTGAATAACGCGCCGTCCGAGACACGGATAATTTGTTTAATAAATTCGTCCATGCCGGGGCGGGCCTGTTTGGCGGGGCCGTCGCTGTTACCGATATAGTCCCGCGCATTGGGAATATTCGGTTTAGCCTTGGCAAACGTCATTTACCGCGCCCATAAGCCGGGTCGTGTGGATTGGCCCAACGCATAACAACCGGGATTAGTGCGGCCACGGCGGCTTTTAACCAATCTTGCGGATCCGTGTTACCCGTCGAATACACGGCAACCGCGGCGGCGATAGCGGAACGTGCGTAACTTGCCAATATTGCCTTAGTTTGCTTATTCATTGTGGGCCTCAATATGTCCGTCTATTTTTTGTTCGATACGACCTAATGCCCGGTGTACGGATCCGTGGTCCTCTCGGTTTTCTTTTGCGTATTTACCAATAAGCGCAATGACCAAACCGAAACCGCCACCGATAAAAGCCACCACAATCTCAATAGCCACGACACGCTACGCCGCATTATCGGGGTCGATTTCCGGGTTTGGTGGCGCCATAAAATCGTCGGCGTCCGGCAAATAGATATATCCAACGCCGGCGTAGGTTTTATTCAGCAAATCGAAATAGGTACGTACCCACGTACCGGGGTAACGCTCGGGATTTTCCGCCATAAATTCCGGCGTAACTACGTGAACCGCCAAAACAATATTGTTTGCGTCAATTTGCGCAAAATAACTATGGCTACTCATACCTTAAACCTCACGTAAACAATGCCGGAACCGCCCGAACCGCCGGCCGTCGATGTTCCATTATTTGGGTTTCCGCCACCACCGCCGCCGGCTGCTGTATTAGCCGAGGCCGACGAACCCGCCGCCGACGTTCCGCCACCGGCACCACCAATTGACGAACCGCCCGCACCGCCAGTATTTCCGCCACCACCACCGCCGGCAGCCTTATAAAGCGTTGACCCGCCAATAAACGCGCTTACGTCTGTTCCCGCGCCACCGGCGCCGCCCGTACCGCCTGAACCATTGCCACCGGTTGCCGCTGTTCCGCCGCCGCCACCGCCGCTACTGTCGTTTACACCATTACCGCCCGAATAACCGTAATCCGTGTTGCCGTAAATCGAGGCTACGCCAGTAGTAAAATTGGTGTTTCCTGAACCGCCGCCGCCGCAACCGCCTTTGGTGTTTTCTGTTGTTGTTGGTGCGACCGCAAACGCCAAAACACCCGGACCGCCACCGGCAATAGACAAAACCGAACCGATAATCGACGCGCCGCCTGTTGCGCCGTTTTTTGTTCCCGCCGCACCGGCGCCACCGGCACCACCGGCGCCACCGGCACCGACTGTAACGGAATAGGAACCGGCCGTTAAATAAATTGTTGACTGTAATTTTCCGCTAGCGCCGCCGCCGCCGCCCGGTCGACTAGTGCCGTCTTGCCCGGCCGAACCGCCGCCGCCGCCACCGAACATAAGCACGTCAAACAAACCGCCGGCCCCCGACACGGTTAAAGTGCCGTCGCTTGTAAACGTCAACAGCGTGTAATTAACGCCGGAAACGGTAATCGACGAACTACTACCGCCGGTTGCTACCCCGTAATTGGCGCCGCCTGACCCGGGAAAAAATATTGCTGCCGACGCCGAGGTGAAATAAAGCGACCCGCCCCCCCATTGCGCCAACGCTAAAGAACCTGCTGTAGTAACTGTCGCCGTACCGGCCGTAATGGTACAAGTACCGGCCCCGATATTGTGGATCCAAACACTATCGCCGGCGCTAAAAATGCTTGTATTAACCGTAATTGTTGTGGCGGTCGCCTTATTCATAACGATACGTTTTCCGGCGTCTGCCGCGACAAGGGTATAACTATCGGTTTTGTTTGATACCGGGATATTAAACGTCGAATTCAATTCCGAGGCGGAAAGTACGTTGCCGTCGACGAACGGATACGGGGTAGTGGCCATGGTGGTTAGCCTAATACGTTTGTCGTGCCAATGACGCCATATAGCAAATCCCCTAGGACCAACTGGTACACAATTTGGGTAGGTGATGTATAGAGCCGGACACGGTGACCGGTCCGTACGTCAATTAAATGTTCGATACCCTCGACCGCCAATTCTTGGCCTAGTTGGGTTGTGCCGGGACCGCTATTAAACGTCTTTTCGATAGTCACCGTGTCGCCAATGTCGATAATGGCTACGGCGTCGCGTTGGCCCGTGGTGAGGCTCGCAAACGTGGTTCCTACGCTGTTATAACGGGCTTCGGGTTCGCCGTCCAAAAGGTAATCGGCGGCGTCTTGTATTTCGGTGGCTTCGTGTAAAAGGCTGTTTGTGATTGAGGCAGTTTGGATAAAATATGTTGCTTGGCTCGTAAGGTCGTCGGCTGTCGCGTCGCTTCCGCTTAACGCTTGGACGTAGGCCCTATTGGTTACGGCATCCGCCTCGAACGTAATACCTAATTCGTCGTACGGTACGCCGGTCCCGTCGTCCCCAAAATCGGCTACGGATCCGCTAATCGTTGCGCCTATGCGCTGTTGAAACGTTAAAACGCCGTCACGGCTAATAAACAAACGGCCAAATTCGGCAGTTTGGTTTATTTGGCTTAAATATCCTAAAACGTTGGTTCCGGCCGGGACGGTATACGCGCTGTCGTGGCCGAGATTGACGGTGCCGGCGTCAATGTTTCGGGCGGTTGGTCCGCTCGGGTAATCGACCTCGGGTAAATCCAATACGGTTTCGATACGTTCTCCGGACGTTTCCGGGGTTACGTTTAATTCGTCCATGACGGTTTGGGCTAACAGATAAAAATCGTCGGCGCAATACACGGAAACGGTGTCGAGGCCGTCTAACGAAAAATTGTAGTCGTAGTTAATAATTTTGCCGCGAAACAAAAATTCTTCGTTGTTGGTTGCGTCATATCGGACTAGTTCAACTTGCCGCAATGGCGCTAAACCCGGTTTGGATTGTGGCGTATCGTAGTAAGGGCTATTTTCATCGAACGGCGAAAAAATGCCGGTTGTGTCCAAAATGGTAAACGACATGGTACCGGCGGCGAATTGGTCGCCCGGGTCGCGCCGGCCACGGCGAATATTAACGTTCGTACAATCGTCGAGAACCGACGCAAATTCGGTTGTGCCGCCCAACACGTATTCCGTATTTCCTAATACGCCTTTAGGGGTATCACCTAACGTAAAGGCGTCCACTAAAAACCCGGTATCTATGCGTAGGTCATAGTTGCCGGCTTGAACTACTGACGTAGCCATTTACGCAACCCAAATATCGGCGGGGCCGTTTTGCCGGTTAAACGCTTTAATTCCGTTAATCGAGGCTTCGCCAATTTGGGCGGCTGTTGCGAACCCGCCTTGGATAATCACGTTGTACGTGTCGCCGCTAATACCGGGCAAACCCGAAAAATCCAGTTTTGACGGATCTAAAAACATTCCGTTGCCGGCGTCAATAAGGCCGGCGTTATCGCCGCCGCCTGTCGTGCCGCCGCCGCCGTTAACGGTTGCCGCTACGTCCTCAAACGCACCGGACGAAATACCCAAAATTTCGCGCAAACGTTCCAACGACAAATTCGGGTTTTTCAAGATTTCCTCATATTGGGCAATAACCGATTGGATACCGGCTACTAATGCTTCGCCTTGGCGTACACCGGCCCCGTAAAATTCGTCGGCCGCCTCGACGCCAAGTTCGTCCGCGACGCTTTGTAGGCTGTCCAAAAGTTGGTTGGTTTGCTCGATTGCTGCGGATCCGCCGTTAATTAGTTCGTCGGCAATAAAGGTTCCGGCCTCTACGCCGGCGTCTAACACTTGACGCAATCCGGCTTTAGACAAACCCATTTTTAGCAAGGTTGCGACACGCTCGCCAAACAATTTCGACCGGTTCGCCATAACTGTTAGGCCGGCAACAAAACTGGTTTTTTCGTTAGTGGCTTCGTCCAATGCGTCTTTAAACGACAATGTTCCGGAAACGCTGCTGCTAATGCTGTCCCGAAAATCGTCATAAGCGCGGCGGGCGTCGTCCAACTGGTTGGTTGCTTTATCCAACGCGATTTTAAAATTGTCGGCAATCTCGCGGCGTAGGTTCTTGGATTGTTCTTCAAGTTTCTTTTGCGCTTCGGTAAGTTTCTTGGTCGCGGATCCGGCGCCCTTGGGCGTGTCGTCGCCCATGCTGTCCGACAAACTACGCGCTGTTTCGGCAAGCTTTTTAGCGGCAAACGACGAATAATCCATTTGCGCCGACGCAATACCTACGCCTTTTCGGAAATCGTCAAATTTCTTTCGTAGCGCGTCAATATCTACTGAGAGGTCAACCGTTAGTGCGTCGCCAAGGCTCGACGCACCGGCCACCACGTTTTCGCCCATTTCCCATACGGCTTTAAGAATGAGTTTTGTGCGCTGTCCAACGTTGGACATTTGGGCTAGCGCTATGGTGATACTTTCCGCAAGGTTCAGCATTGCCTCACCGGCCGGCCCCATTTCCGCTACGGCTTGCTGTAAACCCTTTTTAAGCGATACGCCAAAAGCGTCGGAAATACGTTCGATAGCCGGGGTTACGTTGTCGTTTACCCAACCAATAAATTTTTGAAACACGGGTAGCAAGGCTTGGCCAATGTTGGTTTTGACGTTTTCAAACGTGGCTGCCAAAATGCGCTGTTGGTTAGCGAGACCGTCCGAGGTTCGCGCAAAATCGCCTTGCGCGTCGTTTGTTTGTTCGTAGATGACCTTTTGTGCTGCTAATACCTTGGCCTGTTGCGACAACGCCCCGGTGCCGTTGTAAATGCCCAGTTCCATTGCGGCGCTCTTTAGTGTGGCGTCGTTCAACAAAACGCCGTACTGGCGCAATGGTTCACTTTCGCCGCGCAACGCTGCGCCAAGCGCGTTAATTGCTTGGTCGACGCTTGTGTTATTGAAACTGGCTAGATCCGCCGCGAGCGTAACAAATTCGGTAGAAAACGTAGACAAGTCTTTTCCGGCTAGTCCGGCGGCTTTACCAAACACGGCAAACGTCGAAGCGGCTTGTAGGGCTGCGGTTTCGCTAATTCCAAGGGACCGGGCCGCGGTACGGCTAAACGCTTCAACCTCGACGCTAATAGCGCCAAACACAACGTTCGATTTAGAAATGGCTTCGTTGAGATCCGACGCGGCTTGAACGGCTTTATAGGCCATTGCGCCGACGGCTGTTACGACGCCGCCAACAGCGGCCCCAACTAGCGCTGTTGACGCGGTTAAACCTTGGAACGCTTTTTGGGCTTTCTGTAAGCCCGTGTTATTAAACGTTGTAAGAATTGGAATGTTAATTGCCATAACGAACCTTTAAATTGCGGTTGGTTATATCCATAACCTTTTTAACCGTTTTTAAAACGTCGGCTTCGACGGCGGGCCTGTTGCGGGTTACAACCGGGTCAATAACACGGGGTTGGCGGCCCTCTTGGGCGTTCAGATTGGTTACAAAAAGGCTGCTAGTTGTATTGCGGCCGGCATGGTCATAAATGACGGCTGCCGGGTCGACGGATTGAACAACCATAAGCCGGTACGGCAACGCACCAAACGCGACCTGTTGCGTGTATTGGTTCCCTAAATCGTCGGTGCGGGTAAAGTTCACGTACCGTTCCCGGGTGGCGCGGGCGCCAACCTTGATTTTGTAGCCGGCTTGGGCCTTGGCGGTATCCCAACGGACGTCGCGGCCTTTGACGAGCGAACCGCGGCGCATACCGGATAGCGGCGCCCCGTTGCCCTTGCTGTTATCAAAATTGGCCACCATTGACCGGGTTTCGGAAATAATCTTGGATCCGGACGCTTTAATGTCCTTGGTTACTTGGC